GGTCGCCACGATGGTTTTTGCCTCATCAATGGCATCTTGATCATCGTCAGAGATCGGAGTTTGTTGTGCAGGTGGTGGCGGGGGTGCAGCCTGCTCGATCTTGTTCATCCGAACCTGATCAAGTGGAAAATCTTGCTGCTGCATGTAGACCGTATCGCCACCATCAAGGGGAGGACGATTAAACCGGGCCCTGCCTTCATTCGGGGTTTCGATGCCGCCACCAACCAGTTTGGTTGCCACATCGGCACGTTTGCCCTCGTCCATTCTCAGCAGTGGCTCGAGATCCAGCTCAATACTCAAGGGGGCTGTTATGCGTAGGCCGTCCTCGAGGAGGGTCTCCATGTGCTCAATGTGCGTTTGGAGCGCATCCGAGTAATACAGCTGATTCAGGCCATCAACGCCCAGACCAGCCGGGATAGATCCAATGCCGACCTTGAAAGGGGGAATTCCGAAAGGCTGGCAGATTTGTTCGTCGCTGTACCGCATCTGTTCAACCATTTGCGAATCGATCGAACGGACAGCGAAAGACGTGAATTTCATATCGGCGCCGATGATTGCCACCTTGCCGGAATTGTCGCCTGTGAAATTCTGGTCCCAGTAGTTCTTGATCTTGTCGGCATCTTTTTCACTCATGCCGGCCGGCGCCGTGAGCAGTCCACCAGGCTGCGCGTTGTTTGCAAAAAACTTGGTGGAGTTGCGCAGGATCTTCATGTTCTTGAGCGCTGGCCAGTACGCGGCCGCCAGAGGAGGAACACCGATCAGCGGATGGTGTACAGTCATGCATCTGTCGTGAATGATCTCGCTGGCAGGAACTACCAGATTCTCGGCAGGGTAACCTTCTGGGAGTGTGTTGATGGCGTCTGTTTGCAGCTGGTAGTACACGTTGCCAGCATCAGAGACCATGGGCATTACCCGCTCAGGGTTGAGCACATACAGCTCACGTACCACACCGCGCGCGTCCCGACGCTTGAAAACGTATGTATTGCCCTGGGTGAGTTTTGATAGCACCCAATATTCGCGAAATTGTGCTGCTGTCTGGTAGCTGTTGGGTCGCTTCAAGACAGGTTCATAGGCCGCATTACTTTCTGTTACCCATGTGCCCGAGTCCGTAAGCTTACGCAACAGAAAAGGCAATTTTCCAATATCCGATGATATCCGGGAAACGCATGCATACAGCGTCGGATACGTGATCAGATCACCGCGCGTCTCTTCGACGCCTGCCTGCCAAGCGCCTGAAAATGGCTCCAGAATTCTACGCCAGCCGCCGCGATGATCGGCGACAGTGTTGAGCGCCTTTTCTTTTTGCGCGCGTGTAATTTCGAAGCCGAATATTTTCACTTGATGTGCTCGCGGATGATTTCGCGGATTTTCTCGTCGCCTGAACGGCCGTGCACCTTCAGCCCAAGTTCTTCAGCCATAGAGAGCAATGCTGCTCTATCCATGCCGGTAAGCTCATCGGCATCTACTTGTTCAACTGCCACAGGCTCTGCTTGTTCAACTGCATCGGATTCTGCCGAAACTTCATCAATCACATCAGCAACCACAAACCCAGATTCAGCGCGATCTCCACTGATCTCTTTTGCGATGCGCTTCGACAAAAGCACCTGGCCAATTTTCGGGTGCACACGCTGGCGCCGCCCGTTTCTGATCACTTCAATCAGCATACTCACTCCAAAAGCATGGAGGGGCCATGAAGCCCCTCCAGACTCGACAGACATCAAGAAGTTGGGAAGCCGTCAATCCACTGAGCCGCGCCAGAACGGCGTTTGCCCCACCAGATAAACCGCTCAGCCCTGAAAGCGATGCTGTTCGTTTGCCACATGGAGACAAGCGAAGTGGCAGTCACACTGGCGCTGGAGCTGTTGGTGGGTGCGTCATCCATTTGGATCGATGCGACATCAGATGCATCCAGCGTCACGCTGCCATCGTCAGCCAGATAGATCTCGGATTCGTCAACCAGGATGAACGGCGCGCCGCCAGATCCGCCGTTATTGGCCAGGTACTGAGACACACGCAGTGGAACACCGTCCAGAACGCCACCCATCGGGGTTACGCCTGGGAACGCCGGTGTTCCAAGTGCCTCACGCGCCAGCGACAGCTGGCGAGCTACAGCCGGGGTGGTGTAATACGCAGGGCGGGCACCCAGGTAAGTGGTATCCCAAGGGGCCCACAAAGCAGCGATGGCAGCGCGGACAGATGCGGGGTCTGCATAGTCGATCGTGTTGCCGACCACCGAAACCGGTGAAACGCCGTTCAACAAGGATGCAGGCGAGACGTTAGAAACGGCAGCCAGATCCGGGTCAAACAAATCGGTATCAATGCGCTCGATTACGCAATCAGCAAGCGAGTCACGTACCAAAGCTTCAGCAGACGGATCTGAGAAACGGGCAAGCTCTTGAGTGATTACCGCAATAGCTGCGATCTTGGAGAATGGGACCGTGGTCGAGGTATAGTCGAACTTGGTAACCGGTTTCGCTTTGCCCTGACCTACCCATTGAGCGGTACCGCCAGAGGTTTGGCCACCAATGCGCACGTTGAAGGGCACAGGCCGGAAATTGGCTTGACCGATCAAGGTGCGTGGGCGCAAGTAGCTGATAAAGTCGCCCATGAAGTTCTGAGCGTAAACCAGGGGAGCTGCCCAAGTGCTGTCCAGCGAAGTACCGGCAGCAACGGTTGCTTTGAGCTGCAGCATTTCTTGGAGGTTTGCACCTTCAGCCTGGGCTTTCAGTGTGCGCACCACGTTTTCCGTGTGCGGATAATGTTTCTGGGCAATCTGGAATGCAAGCTGGTGATTACCCTTTGCCTTCGTCAAGCACATCGCATAACGGGCAAACGCAATGCCGGGAGGCAGCTGCTCATTGGTTTTGACCTGCAGGGGCGACTTGTATCCGCCATCAACCGATTTGTTACGGTCAGCAGAATCATCAACGGCTTTGGCGGACAGTCTGTCCATTTCAGCCAGCTTGCTCAGGCGAGAGATGTCCGAATCAAGGCGCTTGATTTCGCCTTCGATAGTGTCGAAAGATTCCGCCTCAGCGGTATCCATCGAGCGCGCTTCATCAACGGACTTTTGCGCGATGGCTTTCATTTCAGCCATTTTTGCTTCACGGGTTTCTTTCAGGGCCGCGACCTGTTCAAGAAAAGTTTTCATTTTTCACACTCCAGAAAGTAAAAAACCGCCAATTGGCGGTGGTTTTTTTGGCTTGATGCTGCGACCAAGGTGCAACGCTTGGCGGCGATCAAAAACGGTGGTTATTGGCGGATCAGGGGAACAGCCCCGTTGAGGGTTTTCGGTTTTGACTTTTGCAGACTTAGCAGCCGGACATAATCCAAATCACGGGGGATTGAATCCATGGCCTTGATGCTTTGAATGGTCGCTGATGCATTACATGGGATGGTGACAAGACTGAGCTCATACACCTCACACTCTGAAAACCGGATTCCGCCTCCATCGAGATATGAATACTCCAATGGCCTGAATCCGATAGAAACACCGCGTACAAGCTGCGCCTTGACGGCCTGCCAAGCCATGTCAACCATATCTTTCAATGGTCCTGCCTCGGAAATATTCGGCAGAGTTGCAGTAAACGGTATTCCGCTTTTGGTGGGCTTTCCGAACTTTACTGTTCCAACTGGGCTGTCATGACGGTGCTGCCACAATAACGGCAGAGGATTGCTGAACTTCACGCCCAGTGGCTCAACCACGTCGCCAACGCGATCAGGCTCTGGAGTCGTGGCCATGCCGGTGATCTCGCGCTTGTCATCGTTTAACGCTTTGACCTCAAGCAGGCTGTATGCCTTCTGGATTTTCACTGCTTTTTCTCCTCCATCTTCGCCAGCCTCACCCGCGCCCGTTGGCACAGTTTTGTCATGCCGTGACGGCACAGCCACTGGACCAAGGCTCGCTGTCTATTCAAACATCCACATGCCATCAGCCGGCCACCGCTAAAACGAGATTTTTATTGCACGCCCCAGGGTTCAAAGCCATCAACGTGACTGCGTTGAATAGCGCCATCAGCGGGTCGATCTTTGCCGATCCGCTTGCCTGTTTCGTGATAAGTATTGAATTCGCCCGCGGTTCAACCCGGGCATTACCGACACACCAGGACATCATGGGCTGGTCAGCTGGAGAAAAAGTCCCGTCCGCCAGCCATCGCTCCGCAGTTTTAATGGCGCCGCCCAGCTTCCAGCCCTGACTGACACCAATGATTTTGTCAGCGGGGATTTCCCGATCTTCGAGGCGATCCAGAATTGTTCCAAGACCTGCAGGGTCTACGCCTATTTTGTCGAGCAGACCTGACTCGTTGATCTGCTCACAGATGTCGGCAAGCTCATCAACATCGTCACCCACATGCTTGACCAGTGTTACATGGCCAGCTTGGGAGAAATCCTGCAGCGCCGGGGCGATATCTTTGCGCCGCTCCATCACCGATGGATGCGCCCATGCATGGCCCCAGCCCAGCTTTTTCTGGCTGTCCTTTTCGCGTCCAATTACATACACACCCAATAGGTCATCGAGGCCACCGCCATCGATCCCTACATCAACGACTTCACAGCGCTCAAGTATTTGTTCGAGGGTGCAAGGCTTAACTGATGACTGCCAAAAATCAGCACCCGCCCAACGGTCGGATCTGAGCGCCAATCCGATTTCAACATTTGCATGCTTGGCCATAAAACCGATGAACGATTCTGGTCCACCGGCTTTGGCCTTCTGATATTCGCGCTCGAGAAATTCCTGATCGACCGAATAGCCAAGATTCGGATTGACCAGCGCCAGATTCTCCATCAGGAGGTGTTCTTTTTTCGCAACCATTTCTGGTGGGTGCTCAAAAATCACCGGCACGAATCGACGGTCAACAATGACTCCATCACGCACATCACGCGCATACTGGAGTTTTTGGCGAAAAACACCGGCAGGAGGTTCGTCTGATTGCGTGGTCAGGTAGACCACGAAACCCTCAGGCCTGGAGGCCAATCCGCCGATCGCCTCTCTGAGCATGTTCTCGGCGTCGTGCCGCTTGCCGAACAACCAGAGCTCATCGAGGAGCGTGCCAACGGACTTTTTCCCGCCGACGGTATTGGAATCTGCAGCCACCACTTTCAGAACAGCACGACTCTCCCGATGCGTAATGCTCTTGATGTGCTGCTGCACATGCATGAGGGCCTCGAGCTCCTCATCACGCTGAACCATATCCCGCGCCGGGGAAAACGAGTTGCCAGCAACCTCGATGGTCGGAGCGAGAACAGTGAACTCTGCAGACTGCCGCCAGTTCAGAATCAGGGCGGTCATCATGATGCCGGCGCCGATTGATGACTTGCTGTTTTTCTTCGGGGTCAGCACAAACCATTCAGTGATGAGCCGGCGCCCAGTGTCTGGGTCATACGCGCCAAAGATCGAGGCAACGAGATCAAACACCCATTGGGCGCAGGCTTCTCCGAATGTCGGGCTGCCTGGAGCATCGACGATCTTGAGCTGCTTGAAAACGCTCAGGGCGCGCTCGGCTTCGTCGGGAAAGATCGGAGGCGGAATTATCGACTCGCCAGCAATCAGGCGATCAGCCCAATCTGGGCATGCGGTTGACCAGTTAATTCAGCCTACTCCTCGGTGGTGGAGGTGCCGACGAGAACCGGCCACCAGAGGCTTTCGCGGCTGCCTCGGCGCGCTCCTCTTTCTTGCCCTTCTCGCCCGGTTTGCTCATGGTGTAGGCCGCATGCAGTTTCGCTGCTTCGAGCCTGAGTTTCGGATCTGTGTACAGGTCGTTCATCATCGCGAAAGCGAATTGCACGCCGTTTTCAGCGGGGCCAATTATCCCTGGCTCTGCTGCCAGGTCTTCTGCCGGTGGTGTATGGGTCTTCACCTT